GTGAGTTACTAGTAAAGTTACACATAGTTAGGGACTTATTGTTCCATGTTGTGATCTTTCCATTTTTAAAACGTCTTGTTTAAAACTTAAAAAACAACTAAGCTTAGTCAAAGTATACTATGTCTTTTCAGACTTAATAAGTAGAGCCACAATTTATAAATTTATATAAGAGTAGAATAGAAATGTGAATTAGATTCGTTGAAGAAAATATTTCCCTCTTCACATAATTAGGGTTGTGTAAATTTAACCGTACACACGGGTGGACCAACAAAAAGTCCAGTTCGAAAAGTATCATCCCCAGCCCAAAACGTCCTATAAGTAAGAGCGTTTGTTGGGTCTACAGGCCAGGATGTGCTGACGGCAAACTTCCCACTAGTTTTAAACTGTGGGTCGCCTGGAGCAGCGTAGTAGTTGTTGAGTAAGAAATTGTACTCAGTAGTAAAGGAAGTCTCCACCTCCATTACACTGGCATCATCAGCGTTTGTTTGAGCAAAGAAACTCTGAAAATTTGCCCCAGTACCAGGAAGATGCAAAGAATATCCAGCAGGAACCCAATATCCACTTGTAACAGCTTGAGAAATAGAAGCACCAGATGATAGTTTAAAAACTTTATATCTGTTTCCCCCACGAAAAGCTACATACATGGCCATAATCTGATAGATTTGAAGACCACCTGCAGGAAAAGTACTAGGAAAGTAAAAAGATTCATCATATGCGGATATACCACCATTCGATGCAGCAAACTGATTCAACCAATGATATCTTCTAATCAAATCTCGAAGGCTAGCAGTTGGATAAACGTTGGTCTTTGCAATGACAGGCAAAACATCACGCTTTTTCGTACCAATGGTGATACCAGCTTCTGACATTTGTGCCTGGCTTTGCTGAGGGTCAGGTCCAGCACTTGAGTGTTTCTCAAAACTCTCAGGCGCTGCAAGCATTGGTGCAACAGGAGCCATTGCAATAACACTTGCTGGTCGTAAGAAAAAGAAATTTGCATTCGGGGCACAAAAGAACATCTGCATTGAAACATTGTTTGGAGTACCAGAACCTGCAACAAGTGGATTGATAATATGAATGTACATGGTCCCAACAGCATAATCACGTATCGTGGCTGCAGGTATCAAACTCCAATGTTGAGAAGTACATCTCAAATATGGAGTAGTGGTAGGAAACTCTGTCTCAAAGTTATATTCGCGCTTCTCTTCTTTCAAATCAATGTATGTCATGAACTGACAATTTGATTCATTTGGAGTTGCAGTAGGATCATACTTACCATAAACAATAGATACCCTCAACATACCAGTCTGAAATTTAGTACCAAGAATCTTTAAATGCATTCTCAATCTTCCATTCCAGAAGGTAAAATTTCCAGACAAATAATCCAATATTGTCTGTGGAGTAACCACATCAGCAACAGGAGCAGCACGAAAAGAAGTATTTATAGGACTTGGAGTCAACAACCAAGCAAGAAGTTGCGTTCCTGCAACTTGTGTTGTATCCCAATGTACTTCTGTAGCAAATGAATTGATAGTCTGCATCCATCTAAGACTCATTTCATCGTCTTCACGACTGAAATGCTCTTTCTTGGCAGGACACTGCTCATTACCCTCATTAGTTAATTTATCAACAAACTCAATTTGGGTTTTATTATTCATGTACCCACTCGCTTTTATTACCAAAGGCGGCGGATTACCTCCAGCAAAAGGTTTGTCCATATGGGATCCACCCATATGTGCTTGCACATCAGGATTCATCTCAGCAACAATTCCTTCAAAGGCATCACCTTCTATTTCAGTACCAATATTTGAATTATCAATACCAGAATAGACATTGATAACCTTACTATTGTTGCTGATCCTATTACCATGCTTCTCAAAAGCCACAGCAGCAGGAGCAGCAGTAACGACCTCTCTGAAAGTAGCACGACTATCTCTAAGAGTGGTACAAGAGTCAACAGCAACAGGAAGATAGAATTTGGAGTCAGGAAACTCAACCATAAGATTTGCAGAAACAGAAGATGTTGAGCCAGTAGCTGACTGTAGGGTATCAAATACTCCAATCATTAACGTACCAACAGATCCCTCAATGCTAGCATTATTGGCAGCATTTGAATCAATGTAATTTCGAGGATGAGCAAAATTTATAGTTAATTCAAGAGGTTGAGGTTTATTAAGGTCAATATACCCAATACATGGAATATTAGACCACTGAGTCTTGGTAGTAAAGGCACTAAGAGCCATGTTCTTATATACACAAGGTATAAAGAACATACACACCATTCCTTGATGGAATTGTGTTGAAGATACAAGCAATGTAACTTTGGTGGTCCCACGCCAAAGATACATGTTCGTAAATCCCTGCTCTTGTTGACAATTCTTCACAAGATCCATTGGAAGGTTGTAACTTTTCAGCACAGTACCTTCCACATCTCCAACTCCAATCTCAAATTGATCAACCACAATTTTCCTTGTGGCTATATTCTCATACGAAACCCCCGTCTCCTGAATTGGAAAAAGAGGTTTGTTGTGAGAAATAGCAGTACGAGTATTTGGACGCTCGTCTACTCTATTTGGAGCACTCTGCAAATTTGGTTCAACACCAAAACCGCCACCCAATTCTGGACGAATATGAGCAATGAATTTGTCACCAACAGAAGCATGCTTCTCAAAACCATCATCAAAATATGCATGGTTTTTGAAAACTCTCTTCTTTTCCTTCTTCCTCTCACGAGCTGGATCTTTGACGTACTCAATGATCAAATATTTCTTATTTTCAGGGTTGAAGACAATTCCATAATGCTTCTCAGGCTCATTTTTCTTCCCTTGGACTTCAAATCCATCGTACACTCTCCTAGTGTACTTTTTCCTGTCTTGTACAGGAGCACCACAGGTGACAAACTCTGCTTCACGTATGCGAACATCATAATGCCCACCTTCGATTAACAACTCAATGTTTTCATCAAAGGTGAGTAAATAATTGTCGCACGCGTTTCCAGCAAGATGCTTCATCATGCAATCCCTATACTTATCATATTTGACACGGCCATCAAATATGACAAACTGCAAAGCTGCTATACAGTTTTGAACCATTTGTTCCCAGATACCACCAGCACCATCACTAGGTTTTGAAATCCAATTGATAATTTCATCAACTGAAGAAACCTCAAACTTTGGAAAAATGATATTGGTTTTTGGATCAACAAAAGGTTTACTCTTCAAGTATTCCAATTGCATTAGTGGTTTGTTAGCACTCCAAACAGGAGACTTGTCAGCAGGCGTGTATCCTATACCTCGCTTGCCAAACCATTCTCCAATAATTTGACCATTGAACGAGTCTGAAAGTTCAGGAGCAACGCATACGATATGATCATCGCCCCAAACCTTTATCCTAATTGAACTCTTCCACAAAGGATAAGATGCATTTGGAATTAATTCTATGAACGCACATTTAAAGGCTTTGGCATTAGCTTTACAATTAAGAACAGCTGTAAGAAGTCTACCTGAAATCGTACCACTGTGTGTAGATACAACAGCATCAACAGCAATATGACGACAATGCATCATCATTAAAGTAAGCCCCATTCTGACATATTTATGAGAAATATCATAATTAGGGTCATTACGTTGATACCACACATCTATATCCTCAGTGGCATGGTAGAAAAGAGATCCAAAGAAGACTCCATCAAATTCCTTGAAATCACCATCGAAACCAGTGAAACCAACTTCTCGCATAGTTCTCCACATCTCATCCCATTCCATAGAGCGAACATTCATTCCTGGAGAACCAGAAAGATGATCCCTAGAACGGTGATAAAATGCATTATATGCACCAAAATATCTCTTTTCAAGAAATATAAATTCCGTTGGCAAAACATTAAAAAGACGACTCATAGAATTTTCTATTTTCAACAATTTCAATTTCTCGTCTTTCAAAACGTCCATAGAAAAGACATCCGACGGCAAAATCAACGACTTCAGTTTAGCTTCAATATCTGCAATTCTTCTAGTAAGATATGCACATATAATAACTTTCTTGTCACCAATAATACCAATCTGATTCTCTTTACCAACGACACCAGGTTTCCGCATTTTAACAGCGGGCCATCCAGGAGAGCTCTTAATATTAACACCTTCCACATATTCCATGCCCTCAATTCCATTCAAAACCTCATCATCTGTAAAGAGACGGCAAATACCAGGTTCACATTGAGCTTCCTCAAATCTGTCCCATTCATTTGCTCTTTCAATCAAAGCGACAGGCAAGGGATCAGGAACTTTGAACTTCTCAAGACCTATGAAGAGCGGAGAATGTTCCTGATGGTGCCTTTCATCTTTAGAGGACAAAATAGAAGGTTCCTTACCAGGCTTCCTCCATGGAGCATCAATAATGTTAGCACTAAGAGGGCTTTCTATAAGTCTACTCTTAGTAGGCAACTGGACAGCAAAGCGGGGTTGAACTCTTCCATGATAATTTAAAGCATCCGGAGGTATGAAAACAGGAGGGCCACCACATATCAACAACGAAGGCTCACCTTCTGTTATGAAAGCGAACCCCTTAGTACGGCTAACAAACCTCTCAAAAATAGCCTCATGCTGCTCACGTGTGGTATACTGTGCTCGAAGGCGAGAAGTAGGAGTAAAGCGTCCTTGATGAGCACCAAGAACACAACCATTGTCTTTACTATAATCAATCAAGGGAAAACCACAATACCCCATTGTAACATCAGGGCAATAGTAGTTGAATCCTTGAACATAATATTCAGGCATAGTCTTTGCAGCAGGATGATCAGCTCGCTCTTTCTGTACACAAAAACCTGAAATAGGAACAACGGTTGGTTCACCAAAGTCAGTGCTAACCTTAAGCATACAAACTTTCTCATATTGTATCTTGGAAATATCCTTCTCAGAGGCAAGTAAAGCCATATTGTCCTTACAAGAAGGAGCATCGACTGGTAACCAAATAGCTATCCAATCACAAGGAACATCTCCATCCTTCAACTGTTCATTGAGACAATCTCTGAGTAAACACTTGTAAGATGGACGATTAGCACCTCTGAATGTGATCGTAAGCATGGTATCATCACCAGATCTAACATCTTCAAGATAATGATCAGGAAAGGCAATCATCCTGGACTTCAATAGCCAACATCCACCAATCATGCCTTTACCAGCACTAATATGGATCCTAGCTACAAATTTTCCAAGGCGATCCCTCAAACCATCAGAAGCATGCTTTTCGAATTCATCAAGTAATTCTTCATAGGCATCTATTGGAACAGATCCTTGACCCTCAAAATTCCTTCTTCTCTTTTCAGCACGAGCAACGATTGCTTCTTTTCGCTTCTTCCTTCCATAAGAATCGAAGCGATTATAATCGGAGGCTTGACCTTCAAAATCAACCAGAGCGTTACTAATTGAACCAGCAGCATCTTTATCGGAAATGGAGTTATCACCCCAATGATTCTTAATAGATTTGACGATCACGTCAAAACTTTGATACAACTTATAGGCAGCCCAAATGGCTGTAGTTATACCAAGCAAATTACGAATCATAGCGAGGTAATCATACTTCACTTCCGGCGTAACCTGATAATATCGTGATATCTGCCAAGCAAAACGACAATGAGGACAATGACGACAATGATCACACTCATCAAACCCCATACAATCACACAATTTTCTACATTTCTTGTAGTTTTCACTGTTTAATTGACGGGTCCAAGTATGCAAATCTCTCTTCACCATTATGTGCTGCTCAAAAGGAACAAGCTCAGCAGCATTACGAATGATAGCACTTTTCTTGGCATAACAATCATCACAATTCCTGCAATGGTCACACCAAATATCAAAGCTACTAGGACTCAATTGTCTAGAAATCATTTCACCCCTCCAAGTATCATATGTTAAATAATCACCAGATTTCTTCAACATAGAAGGGGGGCGAGATTTCAAATAAGTGTTGAGTTTAGTTCTACCATCACACCCATCATCACAACAATGTGTTCCAGCAAGACCAAGGTCAACCTCCAATTCTTCTCGTATAACCTCATCATACAACACAGGTTGAGCATTGTCATTATTTCCATCTGGAAAAGTATGGCACTCAAAACATCTCTTTGTATGGCATTTCTGAAAGGTTTCTGTTTGTATGATATCCGCAGGACGCTTACCAGCCAATATTTCACGATCCTTCTTAATCCGCTCCAAACTAGCTGGATCATAAGCACGATCTTTTTCAAGATGAAAATGAGGTCTCTTCAACTCAACATTTTCAACATGATTCTGCCTAAACTTCTTAAAATTCTCACAAATATAATTGATAAACTCGCGAAAAGTATAAGTCGTTGTAGTACCTTGTTCATTGACTGCAGTACGCTTATGGAGAACAAATGACAAGTGGGGCCAGTCAACTTTTCTATTCATAGCATCAGGATAGAATTCATGCAGTTTATCAACATCAAGTGCATCATCGCTATAAACACGATCATCACACTTAACCTTGAAAACTGCACACCTTCTACGAAGGACTGCCTTTGGATTCGTTATTTCATTGCTTTGAAAAGTAATACTATTGGAAGTGGTAATAAGCATCTCACTAAAATAAGGTGTACCTTTAATTCCAACAGCAGCATCATTCAGTGAAGCCATATCCGGAAGGAATACATCACACCCACACATAACCAAAATTTCCGAAAGAAACGGATCATCTCTAATAGCGCCAAAGTCATCATTATAAACAATCATTTGACCATTAAAGCCATTCCAAAAGTTTCCCTTATTCATCTTGGCATATTTGAGTGCATGCATATCCACTTCACCATCTGGAGCAATATAGTCAGGCCAGAAAGTAGGAGCAAGCTCACGAATAGTTCTCCCAACTATTTCTGTCTTTCCAACTCCGGTAGCGCCAAACAAGTACAACCAATACGTAGGCATTCTCTCTCCAGAGAACCCTAATCTATTGATTGCATTAGTGTAAGCCGCTTTATTAGCAGCAAGAAATCCAGATATGGTATTGCGAGCACCAGCATTCATTTTCTCATGAAGCCTCTTATAATTCTGCATTATGTGTGCATATCCCTTGACAAAATAGGAGATTTCATCTGAACGAATGCTATCAGCACTCTTTAATGAATGAAACCTATAGTCAAGATCAATACACATGGCAACTAGTTCAGTAACATCATTGCCGCTAAGCAAAGGACGAACCCAGGCAGCGATACATTCAGGAAGAGAATATATCAATTGGTCTATGAAAGTATCTCCTTTACCAGAAATCCTTTCAAAAGCAATAAGAACGCTCGAAAACATCACAATGTGCTTAAGACCAACCTCAATACCACAACACTTACTGATCACA